ACCCATATCCCTTCCATTATCTGCAACACCAAGTTTTTTATGTTTTCCACAGTTAGGACAATAATCTCCTTTTGCTTTTTTAACTTCTTCTTCCTCTTCTTCTTTTTCTTCTCCAATATTAGCATCGTCATCGTCATTTACTGGGCTTGTTTCCCTGTTTGATGACTTGTTAGGCTCAACATTTTGATTATATGCACCAGGTCTATCACCGTCTGCGTTTGCAAAATCTGTCATTTTATCAACAGTACAGCCAAATTTATCACATTTGATTACCATTTTACCGTCTTCTCGTCTTTCAACATTGTCAGTAATTGCTTTAGCAAGTGGATTATAATCGGTAATTAGAGCTAATGGGACTGCTGGATCTTTGCAAACAGCGACCTCATAATGCTCTAATGACTTTAATTCATATGCAACACTACCATCTTTTAATATTTTTGGTGTTCTATTTGCCTTGGTAGCCCCACCAAATGATAGTCCTTTGTACTCTCCACTCTTGATTTTATCCCAAATTTCATTGTCTAGGTGGTAATCTTTGTGTATTTTACCTGTAATTTTAATTGCTGGCAATGTGCCACCATCTTTAGTTTTATAATCTACTTTAGCATAACTGATACCTTTTCCTATAATTCTGTTGGAATGAGTATCACTAATTGGTGCTCCTCTGTCCATCCAAATTGGAAGTACCTTGATTAATTCATCAACTATTGTGATTTCCCCTTGTTTATCTTTAACTTGAACAGTAAGATAACCTTCAAAGAATCTTTGGTCACCACCTATAGGATGTAGGTTTTTTGTCACAAATTGATTGAAAAATATGTCATTTTCCATATATAATAGCTTTGAACATTACTTATAAAGTTTTAGAAAAAGAGAGAAGTGAATAGTAATTGGTTTAAAAAATATTACTAAACAGTTTTCTTTGCTTTTGAGACAGCATAATCAACTGAGAAACCGACAGATAGACCAATTAATATGGTTTCTGTGATTCCTAGACTTGCTAGACTCAAAGTTTGAGCAACTGCAATACCTGCAAATACTGCTATAATAAGAGCACCAAAGAACTTTTTGATGTCATATGTAGTTTCATCAGATCCTAAGAATCCTCTGACAGTATTCAAGATTGCTCCTCCAATTACGGAGATTGTTGCGATTAACAATGGATCAATCATACTTTTCACCAGATTCTCCTTTATTTAAGGTTTATCTAACAATTCTTTGACTAGGTCATCTAACTCGGAATTTGCTTCATCTGGATGTAATCTGTTTGACTGTCTGTCTACAGCTTTTGCTAAAATAATGAGTGTTTTTTGCAATCTAGCCACAGTTTCACATAAATCACTTTGTGTAGCACTCATCTTTTTGAAAAATGCAAATAAAGCACCACCCATGCCTAAAAGTGCTGCAATCAATAATGTTTCAATTATAGATGAAAATTCCATACATTTAATTAAATTAAAAGTATATAAATTAACTTATAGGAACTAATATTTTTTGTTCAATCATCATTAATAATGACATAGGTTCCTCAATGATTTTTGCAACAAATGTATCATCTCCACCACTTATACCATCAAATCTACCACATTTGAAACATATAAATATTGAATGTTGTCCGTCAGTGTACCCATATTTGATTATTTTACATTCTGGACATTTTTCTTCCATGATAATATACTTAACAAGGCTTTATAAATAAGTATTGCTATTAATATTACATGGCTACGTCAATATATATATTTGATAGTGATAAAATGTTTAATGCAATTTACAGAGAACATGTTGATGACCTTGAACATAAAATGCCTCTTATAGACCTATATGTAAAAGGACAGAAATTATGGGTGGTAACAAACTCCAATGATATGAAAGAACAACCAAGACTGGATAGAAGTATTGTACATTTTAGGAAAGATAATGCAAAAGAATGGATTGAAGGAGATGAAAAACTAGTATTACATGGTAAAATTAGATACAATCATAAGAGAAATCAACTGGAATTTTTTCCAAGATTGCTAAGAAAACCTCTATTATCCATGAGAGTGGGTAGGTTTTTTGGTAATAAAAAGGGAAAATGTTACATAAATTATGATAAACGCTATTATGATTTTAAGAATGACCGTATGTTATTCATTTTGGAGAATGAAAATGAAATTTGATTTTGTACTAGGTGAAGTAGAGGAATTGTTAGAAGACACCAATATTAAGTTAAGTAATATAGAAATGTTGTTGGAAATGATACTAACTCCACCAGATTTAGTTGCATATATGAAGAAGAAAAAATATAAAAAACGTAAAACTAACGGCGATTAGACTTTTTATAGCCACCCATTATCTGTTTCCAGTCCTTACCGTGTTTTTTACGCATACTTATCCAAAACGGATCAGTTTTCATAAATCCACCTTTTTCATTGTATTCTTTTGTTATTTTTGCAATTCTAGAGTGACATGTGTTGCAAAATCTACCGTTTACCTGTTCAATATTGAATTTATATTTGCTACAAAAGAAACAAAGACCGTAATATTTGTCACAAACCTTTGCTAATAGAGGCTCACGACCTTTTTTTCCAGCACAATCACCACAAATATCTGCAATAGTTGCTGCTGCAACGTCAACCTTCATACAACCAAGACAAACTCCTTCCTTGTAGTTATTTACCTTAGTAAACTCGTCACTTTGATGCCTTTCCCAAAGCTTCTTGGTCATGTCGTTTGCGTTTTCGTTAGTATTTAACTCAGTTGGCAATGTCTTGTTGTAATTTCCTTAATGTTATAAGTGTTTTTTCTAAAACTTTGTTAGTTTCAAGTGGATTATTTATTGCATCAATAACATCAATAATTTTCCAAACAGCTTCTATCTTTGGTTTGTTTTTATACACATTTACAACCTCTGGTTTAACTTTTACTTTAGTTTTGGTAGCAATAGGTACATTTCCAAAAACAGTTTCAACAAATTTCTTATCAACTTTAGGTACTACTGTCTTTGATACCTTTTTCTTGTGATTTATTTTGCAAGTGTCATCACATTTGTGGAATTTTTTGGTCAATTTTGATCTCCATGTTCAAATACACGATCATTTTCACTTTCCATACATTCATAACACATATGATTCTCATCTTTCTCGTCTTGCCACTTGATTGTAGAACTTTCACACAAATTACATCGTCTAAAAGTTAATGTTGTTGTAGTTTTAGTCATCTTCTTCCTCATCTTCCTCTGTCTTTGTCACATAAAAACTTATCTTTTTAGTGCAGTATACCTTAGTCATCTTCCCATCTCCTAACATCTGCAAACTCGTTTGCTACAATATCTCTTGCATCTCTTACTGTCATGCCAGTTGCCTTTCTCAATTCTTCAACTGTTTTTGTTTTCTTCCAATCATAATCTATTGCTGTTTGTAAAGTATTTTTTACTACATTAAAGTTTGATGGTGTAATACCTTTAGGATATGCAGATTTCTTACTCATTGAACTTCCACTTGTAGGACTTCCCTGTCCAGTTCCACCTATATCACTAGGTCTACTGTTGTTTGGTTCGCCTTCAAATGCCTGTGTCTTTTCCTGTGGGGCTGGTTTTCCTTTACCTGCACCGTTCATATTACCGTTGATAGCACCAACACCAAACATCATATCTGGTGTCAATGCACTGTTCTTGCTTATCTTAAACTCACCTGTATGTGTTCTTGTAATCTCAAAGCCCATTTGTTGTAGCATCATCATGTTCTGTATTTCGATTCCATCAGTCTGCAAGTCTCTCAACTTGTCAGTTTCTTCACCAGTTTTTAATTGTAATTCCCAATCATTAATGTTTAACATTTTACTAATTTTACTGAAAAATGCTTTCTTTAATGTGTCCTGTCCCCATAGAACAGCACGGTTTGTAATGGTTACTTGTAGTCCTTCTTGACTCCATCCAGCAGGGGTTTCACCGTAATAGAATGGTAATACGCCATAGACAGCACCAATAATCATTCTTAATTCCTTTCTTACTTCGATAAATTCTAACTCTTTAAGTGATCCAGTAAAGTCTAACCATTGTGCAGGATTCTTTCCACCCTTGTCATTCTCTACTAATAGAGGGTGTATCATGTAAGGATCTTCTTGTGCCTTTTGTTCAAGTACGTCCCATGACTTTCTAAAGGTCTCATAGTTTCTTGAGGATATAATTAACATACCTCGTGGTGGTCTCATCTTATCAAAGTATTTTCTAATATATTCGTCCATGTGGGATAGGGACATAGCCTTACTCCATACTGAATAGATAGGGGAAAATCCATAAAGCAAGTTTGGTTTGTACTTGCCTGCCTTCCAAATAACTTCACCTTCACCATAAATAACACGTTTAGGCTGTGGAATACCAATAGAATAAACACTGTTAACTTCAATAATTGCCTTTAATGCCTGTGCTCCACAACGGTCACATTTTGGGGTGGTAAGTCGTGCATCCCTATGCTCAAATCTAGGGCAAACCCAAATCTTATTTCGTTTATCGTCATAGCCAATTCTGCCATCACTATCAGCAATCATTGCCACCTGTGGTGGCTCGATCCTCAACATCTCTTTTATAATTGTTTTTTCTGCATCTATTTCGCCTGTCGTATCGTCTATCTTGTAATTTTTAAGTAAAAGCAAATATGCGTTATCTGCTATCTCAAAGTCACGTTCCAACTGACGTGACACATCTTCCAAAGTTTGCTGATTACTGTTTACAGGTTCTAACATTAAATTCTCCAAAGTCTTACGATGTTCTGGAACAGGTCTAACTAAATCATTGCTTCCACATGTATCACATACCAAAGCTTGTGCTTTTGGTACTGCAACTGCCTTCTTTTTGCGTGGGTGTGTAGAGGTGAAATTATCTCCATTTGCTTCAAATGGCTGCTCATCAGGGTTGTCAGCAGTAGGTGCATATTGGAATTCCTTAGAACAGTTGTTACATTTGTACTTCCATTTCTCTACAACTTCAAATCCGTTCTTAAACATTTCACGGTTTAAAGTCTCAATAGGTATACGTAAAGCATCAATATTATCTGCCAACTCATAAATCATAGTGAGTGGGAATGGGAAAATTGGTAGTTTAGCACCTGTGTCGGTACTCATGTATGGCTGGGCAACACTAGGTCTAGTAGTAGTCTCCGTGTATGATTTCTCTATAAATCCAAGTTTACTTAGTGCATTGGCAAACGATTTACGAAACTCTACCATGTTGTAATTAATTTGTCACTACATATATAGTTTTTGTCACGAGGTGCGAAGCACCTTTTAAATATTGCACAACCTTTATATAATAAGTATATAAGGAACATGTATGGACACAGCCGACCAAAACACAATTAATTATGCATTTGAAAAG